TGTCAGCCGCAACAATAGCGCGGAATGTGGGAACGCCAGAGGTTCCATCTGGAGCAGCCAAAACATAGTTTGCCGTCTTGCTGGCATATGGATTTTGGGTGTCTCCATACCCAGAAGCAAGGCCAATCGCAGGCGTTGTGCCGCCAGTGGATGTAACTGGAGATGTGCCAGTGACGCTGGTAACAGTTCCCTGGTACTGGTCGGCAGAGCTAATCGTAAAGTTTGGGTACGTACCAGTAATCGTGGTAGTACCAGCACCAGTTAGGCTAACAGTCTGATCCGGCGCACTGTTCGTGATTGTGAAGTTGGGATACGTACCGCTGATCGAAATACCAGTGCTGGCCGTCAAGGCGACGGTCTGGTCTGGAGCAGTATTAGCAATCGTGAAGTTCGGATAAGTTCCACTTGTGCTGATCCCAGTACCAGCAGTGAGCGCAACTGTCTGATCGGGCGCAGAGTTCGTGATAACGCCAGTTGATGTGCTGTAACTGATCCCTGTGCCAGCACTTAGAGCTTGACGAGCGCGTGAATCTAGGTAATAGAGATTCGTGCCCTCATTGATGTTGGTCGTTGTTAGTGAAACAGCGCCAGTCTGCCCATTAACAGAAGTGACTAAGTTGGTCTGGTCAATCTTCTGCCAAGCAGTACCATTAAACAACAGCCAATCACCGATCTGCCAGTCTGTAATGCCATCTAGGTTTGTAGAGCCAGCAGTAGCAACAATGTAGTAATAGCCATTTGTGCCAACACCAGAGGCTAAAGATGGGCTATTGGTTGATGCATTCCAAGTTCCCTGATAGCTCAAGCCACCAACAACAGATCCCCAAGACAATACAGAGCCATCTGTGGTAAGGAATTTTCCTGCCTGACCAGCTTGGCTTGGAATCAGGTTATTGATCTGGGTCTGTAGGCTAGCCAGCGTATCTAGAACGGTCTGGCTTGTGCCGCCGCCATTGGTAATGACTTTGATCTTCTCGGCAAGATCAGGTGCGACAACCTCACCAACATTGATCGTGCGGCCAGATGACAGGCTAATGATGAGACTGCCGTCAAAGTCGATGTGAGCATCCGTTACGGATACACCATCAACCCCGTCCCGACCATCTTTGCCATTCAGGCCATCCTTGCCTCGCGGACCCTGCGGACCAACAGAACCATCCCGGCCATCTCGGCCATTTGCTCCGTTCTTTCCGTCTTTTCCGTCCTTGCCGTCCTTAATACTCGCAACTCGCTGCTCGATCTTATTGCCCAGATCATCGTACTTGGAGCGAATATCGGCCTCAATCTTCTTGAGAGCCTGGACTACTTGCTGGACGTTCTCCGTAACCTTCTGCTTTTGAAGCTGACGGGTCTTCTGGAGTGACTCACGAATAGACGCCAGAACAGCCTTCTGCTGCTCCGGTGTCATGTTTTGGAGGATCAGTTGTTTGGCAAGGCTTTCAACGTCCATTGCTCAACTCCCTGGAAAGCTCGTCCAAGAAGTCTTCTTCCATGCCCGTTACTTTGTTCTGCTTCTCGGCCATCTGAAGTTCTACGATCTTAGACTTGTTCTTGATGTCAGCTTCTTTGAGCATCAACTCAGCAATTTTGACCCTCTTGTCAAACTCACTAGCCTCCTGGCCCTGCGGCAGATTGGTAGTCGTTGAAGCAATGACCTTAGCGCGTACTTCTTCAGGCATCAACTGCGCTTCAGTGAGCAGTTTCTGCGCTTCAGCACGGTTGTTCTCAGCTTGGGTTGTCTTAACCGCAATATCAGCCTGAGCCGCCTGTAGTTGCAACTGCTGCGCGGCCATAGCCAACTGCTGCTGCTCAGGATTGGGCTGTGACATCTGATCCAGAGCCGCAATCAACTCGTACCTGTTAGACAGGCTAGAGTTAGACAGGATGCCTTTCAAGATTAGCGGCAGAACAGGCGTATTCGGCCCCAGAGTCTGTAGCAGACCAATGAATTGTTGCTGCTCGTACTCCCGCGCAATGATCCCCAGCGTAGCAGTCGGGATGAACTTCATATCCACAGAGGGATAGCGTTCAGGATCGAACTGCATATACCTGAAAGCCGACTTTTGGATGAACGGAATCAGGAAGTCCTCTTGGAAGTTGACCAGAGTACGCTTGTACTTCTTGATAATCGTGGCGACAGCCATCGACATCCCTTGGCCGTCCCGTGCCCCATTAGTAACCAGCCCCTGGCTGTCCAAAGTGCCCGTAGCCTGGAGCAGCATTCGCTCAAACTCGTTGGCTGTACGGAGGTTGTCCGGACTAGACTGCCCAAACTTGAATGGATACAGGATCTCGGCTGGGTTGCCGTTGACCATGAAGGCTTTGCCGGGGCGAACCTCAAACTTCGCACCCCTGGGAAGACGGGTTGCGTCCATGCCCATCATGGGAGCAGTGGTCAGGGCCAGAGAATCCAGATGCGAGCGGATCTGGGCATCAATAGCCTTCTGCATATTGTAGGATTTCTCGACCGTACCCCTGCCCAGCAAGCGGTTGGGGACCGTATCATCTTGATAGGAGATGACAGGCCGGTCTTTCATCATATATGGGTTCTCTTCTGCCTTCAGGAGAAGCCCGTTGTTGGCGATCACGACAATCGCCTCGACCATATCGGTGTATTCCTCTGCTGGAGCATCGTCAGGGAACAGTTCTGCAACTTCGCTTTCCTCGCCCAGCAGGTATTCACGCGGGACGAGACCATAGTAGGTCAGCAGAACAACCTTTTCGTCCTGATACTGGGTCGGCTCTTGCGTCGGCTCCAGGTCAGAATCCTCATAGGTAGGAGTAATGTTGACCTTGCGGTAGATACCCTTCTCAATTCCCTCCACGATCTTGTGGATTGAGACATACTTTTCGATAGCCACGCCCATGCAGTCGTCAATCGACGTACCGTTGGGGTCAAACAAGAAGTTTTTTGGGTTGACAGGCATCAGCTTGATAGCAATCCTGTTCTTTTCTACCACTCCGATAGCCGCTTCTTGCTGTCCAGGGATGGGCTGAGTAGCAGGCTCAAAGACTTTCTCGTTCTTGACGACGATTTCACCGATTCCGGTGCCGTAGATCTCTGCCATCAACTCGATCTGGTCGATGGATTTGCGGATCTTGTCCTGTTTGAAGTCCTCCATCAGTTGTGCCTTGAGGATGGACACATCTAGAGGATTGCCGTTTACGTCTTGCAGGTCGTCTTGAATGTCAAAGAACTCACCCTGGCCGAAAATGGCCTCCATGATCTCTGCATGGCGGGTTTCTACGGCTTGCTGGGTAGCGGGAGTGACAATGCGAGAGCGCTCAGAGTCACGAACTTTGTCTTCTGGTGCCCACTCGCCACGATAGATGCGCTCATATTCGAGCCACGAGTCGAGGAAGTTGGTATCGCGGTAGTTGCGCCACCGCTCACAGTGGTCGAGAACGAAGGCCGTCAGCTCTTTGTCGTTCTCTGTCGGCTCGTAGAACTCGTTTTGCTCCATATCATGCCCCTGAAATTACTTGGTTCACTCTTTGCGAGACAGGTAGTTGATAGCTGCTTGCAAAACAAGAACGTTGTCTTTTGCGTTCCCAAGCATTGTGTTGCATGACTGACAAAGCAATCCTCTGACTTTGCCGGTTTCATGACAATGATCTACAAAAAGTTTGCGTTTTAAATTGCTTTCGTGTGTTTTGCAAATTTTACAAGCGCAACCTTGCGCCAACTTCATGCTCTCGTACTCTTGAACACTAAGCCCATAGACATTTTTTAGACTATAGGCTCGAAACTTTTCTTTGTTTGCCCTGTAATATTGTCCCAGCTTTTCTTTTTCTGAATCAACTTTTTTGATATAGTTTTCTTTACGATTTTTTACAGCACATGGTTTGCAATATGATGTGATGCCAGTTTTTTTTGATTTGTCTTTGCCAAATTCAGAAAAAAGTTTGTGCTCTCCACACTTTGGGCATTCTTTGGTGACCTTAGACACCTGAGACAACATCAATAGGTTCCCACTCATCTGAGTCATCGTTATCAAAGTACGAAGTTACGGCTAGTTGATCTATGTATGACAGTGCATCTGGCAAATCATCATGGACACCTTGCGCCGGAAACATACAAAGTTGGTCAACAAAGTCGTCCCAATTCTCTTCACTGTTTAGCACAATTCTGCCGTGTTCAAACCGGCCTTGCAATGCCCATATTATTCTATCCGCTTTCTTGCGGTTTCCGTGCGTTAAATCGACGATGTGGGAGTAGATATTGTTCTTCCGCATCAGATCACTCAAATACGGCAAAACAGCGTTCTTCAGGGCACCCCGCTCAATCCCGACGGAAAGTGGCCTGTAGTCCCGCATTGCGACCAGGATCTTAGTAGCCGTTTCCCGGATATCCCAGCGGCCATGAACGATCTCTTTGACAAACCATTTGCCCTCGTCAGTGACCTTAACGATTGCAATTGCTGATTCATCAAGACGTTTTTTTGAATTTGCAGCTTGTTTAGCTACCTCCTCAAAGCCAGCCAAGTCCACGGCCACGAAGTAGGAGCCATACTGAGGCTCTTCCCCGTACTTGATCCACTCTTCTTTGAAGACGTCAGAACCGGCATTGGAGAAGCTGGCTAGGTATTCCTGCTTGAAGGCAAAGCTGGACAGGGTTTTCTTGGCCGACTCAATCTCATCAGGGTCGATCAGCGGGTTGTCTTTGGTCGTAAAGTGCCAAGACTTCCAATCTTTGTCCTCGCCCTCTTGGCCTAAGTTCCACAGGTCATAGAACCAGTTTCGGCCCTTGGGCGTACCAATGAAGATAGCCTTGCCCTTCTTGTCGGACAGAGAGGCGCGGATAACCTGCTCCCAGGCTTGAGGCTTGATGTCAGCAACCTCATCCAGCACGGCAAAGGTCAGGGACACACCCCGAAGGGTGTCTGGCCGATCAGCGCCACGGACATAGATCCTGGCCCCGTTTATCAGGGTGATGTCCAGATTATTGACGTTGCTGGTCTGGATAACCTCGCGTCCCAGGTCTAGCAACAGATCCCAGACAATCTGGCGAGACTGTCCCATAGTGGGACTGACGTACAGCACGGCAGATCCTTGTGGGCAGCGCAGTCCCTCGATGATGAGCATGGTTGCTGCAAGGCGAGACTTTCCACACCTGCGACCAGCGGCGATGACTTTAAACCGTGTCGGGTCTTTATAGACCTCTTGCTGCCAGGGTAACAGGGAAAAGTTCAGATCACTCATTTAGGCTCTACGTCCTCGATGTCATCTGCCTCGATGGTCTTATTCTCGCTCACCTCAACCCCGATCCCGGAGATTGTGATGTTGACGGCATTTCTCTGAGCAGAGGTCTTTTCAAACAGGCTGACAGGCAAGGCCCGTTCCATGCACATCTTCAATGCAGCCATCTGCATAGGATGATCGTCATCCAGGGCGATGTCAATCACTTTCTTGACAACAGCCTCGCCCTTGCTCTCAACCAACATCTTCTTGAGTTCCTTGACACGCTGGAACTCGGTCTTGGGCAAAACAGCAGGTACGCGGTACACCATAAAAGGATTGTATAGCAAACTAGCATCTACCAGATTAGGGTAAACCATGATACATTGCATTGACGGGGCTATGACCCAGCCCTCTATGCGGTTGAGCCGACCAAGTAGGATAAACGTGACGAACTGGGTGAGTCTCAAGTAGCCCTCTGCCAATGTCGTGAGACACCGCAGACAAGGCGAACAGGGCAAGCGACTCAGGCGCTAACAAGCGTAGTCTAGATAAACGAGAGGCTCCCTTTCCAAAAGGACCACCCACACTACGGGTCTCTAGGTATTCCTGTTTTCTTCTGCACAGCATGACCAGCTTGTATAGGTCAAAAAGTGATTTTTTTGGAGGGTGTGGGGCACCACAAATATTTCACAGTCACGCCAGACCCTCCCCCCCCATACTAGCGTTAACCCTCATAGGGAAACCGAGCATAGGGTAGGCCCTGATAGGGAAAACCCTAACATCGTTAACCATGTGTTGTATCTACGCAACAGATCACACTAGGGAAAACCCTGATAGGGTAAGCACTGATAGGGTTAACCCTGATGCGTGCGATTATCGAACGGTGCGAGAGGGTGAGGCACCATTCTCCGGGTACCTAGTGCTCTGTGTTTCACGTGGAACATTTCCACAGAAACTAGCCTTCAGCGGGTGGATTGATACCCACAGCGACAGGCACTCATTGAACCCTACGGTCAGGTCTCCATCGCCTGCTGCCAGTAGGATTGCGCGCTGTTCGTCTGTCAGTATGCGGGTGAAATTGACGGTATCGTGACGGCACGGTCTAGCCATGGTGCTCGCTAACTTGCTGTATAAAAG